GTTCCCCCGCATAGAGGTGCATAAGCCGTAGTGCTGGCGACCCCAGTGCCTCCAATGAAAACAGGAAGTGGCTCTTTACCGATATATGTCATTATAAGACCTCATAAGATGTGCCATTAAAGACAAGACTTGCGGATTCGTAATTTAAGTCGATTAAATATGTTGTAGCTCCATCAATAAGCACAGCGCCACCAACAGTAGTAATTGTGATATTATTCACGCTAGAATTGCCGCCTCTGTCTTTCACTACAAACATTCTGTAAGTAGTAGGGGCATTGGGAAGCTTTATTGTCATCGCGTGATTGGAGCCGCCAGCGCTAGTATCCCCAGTAATATAATAATCTGTAGCGACAGCTGTATAAACATTAGCAACAAGGGCAGCATTTGCATTTGTGTAATTAGTAAGAAATTGTGCTTGTGTCTCTTGAATGGTTAAGGTATTTCCAGAGCCGCTAGTGAAAATGTTTCCAGCAGTAGAAAGCCCACTTCCCGACACCCCTGTGCCCAAGACATTAAGAGTATTTCCTACTGGTACCGCCGCTCCTGAATTAGCGTCAAACGTAGTAGGAATCGCAGGAGCACCCCCAGGTACTGATAGGAAATACTGGCTCATAGGGCAACTCCTCCAATAAATCCTCCCACATAGAGACTACCGGAAGTAGGGCTCCCAAGCGTCTTAACATAAGGGCCATATTTTGCCGGGAGTACAATCTTATCGCTCTTGAGGTCGATAATAATCGTGGCGTCTGCAATCACTGGAAAGGCAGCATTTACCCCATCCCAGGACCACTGCACAGAATCATTTAGAGTAGAAACAATAACTATAATAACCATGGGAGCAGCAAAAAGTGCGCCCCCAATTAATTGGTAACTTGAGGTGAGCGCGGAATAAGCTATACTCACCTGTGTGAAAGGAACCGCAGTGTAAATATTATTAGAAAGGGCTCCTGAATAAACAGTCATATTTATTTCCTTAGTTAATAATATGGTAGTTCACTGTACTTGTGTCTGAAGAACTGCTGGAAGTAATTACAAAACTGGTGCTAGGTGTAATTGAACCAGAGGGTGCTGAGAGAGTCCCTGGGGTTCCTCCAAGAGTATTTGCACTTAAGAAAATGATTGAGTTGGCTGTTACAGCAGTGGTGCTTACCGTAATCGTTCCGGCTGTCATTGCGGCTGTAATCCCAATAGCGTCAGAAGCGGCAGTCGAAGCATGTATAAGTAGCTTATTCCCAGTATGAGCTAAGCTGAGGTTCCCATTTGTTGCAGTGATGTTTCCAAGTGTTGCCGTAAGTGTGGTCGAAGCGGTTAAAGAGCCTGTAACAGCGGTATTTCCGGTAGCATTACCAATGTGAACAGCACCAGTACCTCCGACGCCAATAGTAGTTACAGCTGCGCCTGTTGTGTTAATGTTGGTGGTGCCGGTAATTGAGGTCGTTCCAGCACTTACAGTGAACCCAGAGCCAGCAGTTAGACTTGTAGTTGTAGTTAGACTGCCAGGAGCGGTAATAGCCGAGGGAAGACTTAAGGTAAGTGTATGCGAGGCGCCGGAAGTGGTGATTTCATTAGCAGTACCCGCAACAGTTACATTAGGGTTAGGCGTTGCAGTACCAGAGTTATCTCCAGTTAGCCCAGTAAAAGTGCCCATTGAAGCGCCTGCAAGTAAGTCCCAAGTAGCAGTTCCGCCAGAGATAGAGACGCAAGCATAGATATTGGCATTGGTGTTATCTACGGCAAGTGTACCCGGTGGCTGGAGGTTGTTGGTTCCGGGAGCGCCTGTGACGGCAATCACATTTGCTGGATTAACGACTTGGCCCCCACCGTAGTAAGGGGTAGTGACTGGGGATAGTACAGGGGGCATAGAGGGAATCTCCTTATAAGTGTTGTAAACTTTATTTTAGAACAAAGTAATGTTTATGAATATACAAGAAAGAGATTGTTGCATAAAATAAGTGGCAAAAAGAGGAGACTATGGGGATTTTAGAACTTATTGTAGTCTTAATCACTATTGCAGGGTTATTTATCTGGAATAGGGCAGAAGGAAGGGCGGATATTAGACACATGGATAATAAATTAGATTCTATGAGAAATCTTATTGATGCCATTCGAGAAGAAACCAAGGCCATTCACATGGAGATGAAAGACTTTCATAACAGACTTTGTGAAATTGAGGAGAGGAGAAGTAAATGATTTGGCCTTGTATTTACACGATTCTTTTTTTAGCATGGGGAATTTATTGGAGTCTTCCTCATGGTAAATAAGAAACTTAAAGGAATAAATTTAGAAAAAATTGGAGTTTATATAGCAGCAGCTATGGGGTTTTGGACAATTCTAAATTCAATAATAGACCTAAGAGAGAGAACCGCTAAGATTGAAATAAAATTAGAATGTTTAGAAAAGAGGAACAAATGAGTTGGTTTTTTGCAGCAATTATCGCTTGGATTTTTTCAAAAATAGAATAGTTATTTTTCTTTTGAAATCTCATCTAATTCTTTGAATTGCCTTTCTGCCTTTATAAAATTACCCATATTCAAATTCTCAAGAGCACTCTTCCATTTTACTGCGATTTGAGGCTTATCTAGCAGCATTTGGTAAAGTGTTTTTGCGGACTTACTAAGATGATGAACTCCAGCAACTTTAGGATGAATAGCATATTCAGCGCCAAGTTGAACTAAATCTTTATATCCATCTGCTCTTGCTTTTTTTAACATAGCATATGATTTTTCTGTTGAAAGCAAATCTTCCGTTAAGGTTTTAAAATTATTAAATCCCTCTTCTCCGAGAATTCTTTTAAATGGCCTTGAAACATATGCTTTATCTTTAGAAAAGATATCTTTCGCTTTTTTATAGTCAATTTTTCCTTCAAACAACTCATTTAGGAAATTTTCTATAGATTCAATATCGTTTATTTCTTGCCATCGTTTATTGGTAAATTTAAATAACTTATTGAATTCAAAGTCTGGATATTCTTGTTCAATAGTATCTACGATTGCTCTGTTATAATCTAAGAGAGCTTCTTTTTTCCCTTCATTAAAAGATTTTGACTTCCCAGGTTCATAAAACTTAGCTAAATCTTGGTTATTTTTTCGGAATTGTTCTACAAGTTGTGGAGCATAAATTTCTTCATGAGGAATATTCTTGTTAAGTCGTTTAATTTCTTTTCGATAAGCAGTTTCCGATTCCCCTGGAGAAAATCCCTTGGTTTCTCTGGAATTATATCTTCTTCGAAAGACATCTCTAACATCTTGCGTGTGAATAGGAGTTTTTATGTCTGCTGCAACTTCTTCAACTTTTTCGAATAGCCCCCCTATTTTTTCTTTAAATAAGGAGTCTTCTTTCATTGCAGAATATGTTTTATTCTTTTTTAAAAGGTCTTCGGATAACGCCTTGAAGTCTGTTTCTATGGCTTGAGTAATTTTTTCGTATCTCTGTGGAGAAACTGTTGTAGGTTTTTTAAGAGTTTCAAATCTACGAGTGGTTAAACCAGAAGGTTTTGTCACTTTAGAAATATTTGGGGAAGGAGCTATTCCAGAAGCTACAAGTGCTGTTGTTTCTGCAATTCCTTCTGGGACCCCTCCTGCTTCTAATGCCTTAGCTGCTATTGGAGCTATGACAGCTGCTGTTCCCTTTTCTGGGAGAGTCCCTGGGCGTAAAGCAAATGCCGTTCCACCTAAACGCAATCCTTTTTGAAGCTCTGTTTTTGGTTGAAGAGGAACGCCAGTTTTTTCCTCAGTCCATCGTTCAACATTCTGTTGCGTAGGAAAAGACTTTCCAGCAGCTTCAACAGCTTGTAAGTATTTTTCTTCGTCTAATCCTTCAAAATTTTCCCAAGGAGCATCTGGAAACATCTCTTTTAATTTGGGAAGCCTTTCTTGCAATTCATCCCACTCAGCTAAAGCTTCTCCTTGCCCAACAAGAGTACTAATTGCTAGAGGCCAAGTCCATTTACTTGCGTAACCCAAGGGAAGTTGAGCTGTAGTTCTTGCGACACTCTTACCAAATCCCTCAGAAGGTTTAATTCCCTGTAGGTCATTTGCAAAAATATTGTTTTCAGAAATTTGAGAAGGTTGAGCTTGTGAAGATTTTGCACTCATTCCAACATCTGAGGCAAAAACATTTTCTTTAGATAAAACCATTATTTCTTAGGCCCTCTTAAATGGTTTATTGCTTCAAAATAATCGTCATGGAGTTTTTTTCTGTAAGACTCTAATTTTTTTTCTACAATAGCGGGAATTTTGGAACGAGAAACTCCTTGTTCTAACAATTCATCGTGTAGTCTGAGTCTTTCTTGTCTAAGTAACAACCCAGATTTTACAGATAAAGCAGCAGCTAAGTTGGCCTCTTGTCTAACTCCAATTTCTGCTTGCATTGATTGTGCAATTTTTAATTCATTACCTGTAGTATTTCCCCTGAAAGTGTCTTTAATAGTATGTCCCATTAATTGCTTTAGTCCATTATTAAATTCTTTAGAGCCAGGAGTTTCAAGCATATTTGTAATAGAGGCTGGGACACCTAAGTCTGTTGCGATATGTCCAATGTTTGACAAAGAAAGAGGGTCTACTTCTCCCGACTTTATAGCATCAATCATCTGTTCGCTTGATTGCATGTAATCATTTAAAGACTTTCTATCTGCTGCAATTTGCTCATAATAAGGAACTTGTTCTGTCTCTGCTAATTTTCGCTCTTCCCCACGCTTTTCTTTTCTAATCTCAATTCCTTCTTTCTGTTCCATCTTTTGTTGCTGCAAAAGGGAATTCATAGCAACTTTAGCGCCTTCAGTTCCAAACGCCGTTTCAAAATCTTGGTATACCTGAGGCGCATTAATCGGGGAAATATTTGGTAATGGACTTGTTCCTTCTGCCCCTTGCTGTTGAGGAAAATAAGATTGTAGTCTTTTGAGTGCTGAGCCTTTCTGGTAACCTTGGAGCACATTCCCAGCAGCCTGTTGAATATGAGGCATTAATTGCTCTAGGGGTGTAGGGACGTATGGGAGAACCTGGACCATTATTTACCTCTCTTTTTTCTTTTAAAGTCCTGCATTCCGGCAAGACCCGGCCTTGCTTCTGCTGATTGCCCGAGTTGAAGGCTGTTGCGCTTCTTGGAAGGGGGATTAGGCTCTTTTTTATAAGAGCGGTTCCACTCATCTACAGGCTCGTCTGGGACATATCCTCCGCGGAATTGGCGTTGATTTACGGTGTTCTTGGGCATATTACTTACTCCAAGGAAACTTAAAACCACCTTGCGCCCAACCACCGCCAAGCTGACCAGCAGCCCCTAAACCGCCCTGTAAGAGTGTTTGCCATAGAGGAGCTTGTCTTTGCATATAAGCGAATCCTGGGGTTGCTAGACCTGTCTGTGAACCTCCTAAGCCAAGACCTCCAAGGCCACTGGCCGCTTGCAATTGCATTTGAGCGAGCTGAGTAGCCAAGTCAGTATTGAGGTTGGCGGCACTTGAAGCGAGAGCTTGGTTAAGGCCAGAGGAGCCTTTTGAGCCGGAGAAAGCATTGAGAATAGAGGGAATGGTTTGCTGTTGATAGTCTTGCATCGCTTTTTGCTTGAAGATTTCTCCCCCTCCGCCACCTGGCAAAAATTGCTGAAAGCCTTGCATGGCTTCTTGTAGTGCGGGACCCGAGAAGCCCAGAAGTTGATTGAGTGCGTTTGTTTGTTGTGGAAGAAGGGTGTCCTTTTTAACGTAACCCCCGCCCTTGCTCTGGCCCATATTTCACCTGTAAACAGTTTATTTTAATTGTAGCACTTAAAAAGTATGTGTAGCAATATGCTTCGGAAAAAGGGGTGAATATGTCTTTTAAAGAAAAAAGTGAAAAAGAAAAAAGTGAAATGGAAGATAAGGTTGTTAAACTGCTCAGAAAAACAAAGTTAATTTCTAAGCTTTTCTCTTATCAACATGAGATGTTAGACCATTTATACGATAATTCTGAAGAATACTCAATAGAATTATTAAACTTTGTGTACAGTTCCTTTTGTGAATTTCAACAGCGTATATTGAAAGATTACTCTGACTCTGACATGGAAAAAACAATATCAACGGAAGAAAAGTGGTCTCTTTCAGAAGCTACTCTTAAAGACCTTGACGATTATTATCTCAAATTTAAAAAAGGAAGAGAGAACTGTTCAAAAGGTTTTTTTGTTGAAAACGCTCTAAGATGTTTTTTTAAAAATTTAGATTTGCAAAGACAAGTATTTGACCTTAAGGAGTAAACATGTTGAGTGAAGAAAAAATACGGGCCATTCTTGAACATGAAAATTTGAAAATAATCCTTCCTCTTCCATTGCATATTTTAAAGGAATTAGTTGAAAAGGGAGTTTATAAAAAAGAATCTGACGAAGATGAAATAGAGATTAAAATGCCTAATTTATCCCCAGATGTACTTAATATGTATAAGGTTTATATAAAAATGGCTGAGGAAGGACATCCTCTAATTAAGATTGATACTCAAGAAGAACTATCTTGGAACGTTTAAATCCATGTTTTAAGAAAAACTTCTCGTTAGTTGAACACCACAGCACTCGAGGCGCACTTGTCTTTTCCTTTAGCGTTCTAACAAATTCGACTGCGTTGTCAATGCCTTCACCCTTACCCCAATATTCCTTGGCGATAGAGAAGGTGTTAACAAACAGGGTATTATCCAGAATATTGAGTTCCGCCCACAAATACCCTTGTATCTTCTTTTCCTTATCAATAAGCACGTAGAGAAAATTAGCGGGGTTATCTACTTGCTGTTCTTGATAATCTATAAATTGCTGAGGAGAAAAGGTGCGCCCCTTTACTGCTTCGATTAATTCGACTGGGATAAGCCTTGGGATTTTAAGCCTAACGAATTCCAATTCTGAAACATCTTTAACTTTTTGCTCTGTGGAATTTTCAAAATTCTGTGATTTTGTCGCTGAATTAATTGTCATTGCGTCCCAATAATTCTTATATTGAAATTACCCGTTGTTGCTGCCACTGAATGGGCTATTTGGAAGTTAGTGGCCGTCGAGCTAATGGTAAGTGTTGCTGCAACCCAAGGAGCAACAGTTCCAGCTTGGAAATTGAGTGGAAATACATCTCCTATAGCGGCAGAAGAAGCCTTGGATAAAGCAGCGGTAATACAAGGAAGTCCAGTTGTAGCCCCACTTACACATACGATAAAAGCCCCAAAGTTCGCAATATTAGGAATATTTACTGCGGTATTGGTAATGGGTATTTCGAAGTAACTGGCGTCCTTATTATTTACGGCAAAGGCAATATCCTCATAAAGCCTGTTGAAGTAAGAGATAAAGAGGCTGTCGTCTTGAGGCACAATTGTGTTAGGCGGCAATAAGGGTAGTTGGTAAGGATTCGGGTTCAGAGTCATGGAGGGGTAAGTCTCCCTGCTGGCCTAGCCCACAGTACAAAGCCCACGAACTGCATAAAAGAGTTCACATTGGGGTCTATCTCCATTTGTATGAACTCGCCTATGAGATTCACATAAATACGCTTGAAGGCATAAGAACTATTTGTAGGTCCATCTAGAGTTAGAGTCTTTGTTAATGCAGATTTACTGCTATTATCCACATAGAAGTCGAGAGTTACCCATATGGGTGTTGCTATTGTAGATACTATTTTATAATAAATATCTATGTAACCGAATTGGACTTTCTGTCCTGCTTGGATAATGGGATTCCAACGAGTAGTTACAATAGTTGGGACAATGGAAGTTCCGTTGTCAGTTACCTCATCTCCATCATCCATATAATAGACATTTCCAGAAGTATCTCCTGCTAGAAGAATTGGAGCTCTAGACTGGTTATAATAAGAATTCCAGGCGGTATCTGTGTTATCCCAATCATTATCCGGACTTACATTAAATGAAGCCCAAGTCCTTCCACTTTGAGCATAAAAAAGCCCAAGACATGTCATAGGCACTTGGAAAGTATAAGTAGCCCAACTTTTCTCAAGGAAGTTATAGACTAACGCTTGGTCTGAACCAGGAGCTACATCGCCGATGACTGGAAAATCATTACCACTAGAAACATAAAGAGTCCAAGTCTGGTTGAGGTTATCGTAACGCTGAGAGAAGGCTTGAGCATAATAAGCCTCACTAAAAGAAGACTCATAATAATCGATAATGGGGATATCATAGCGTTGGACATTCGTGCCATCGCAAGCGATAAGTCCAGTTGCTCCAATTGAAGTAACTCTTTCGTCATATTCAACGGAGGCATAAGGAGTGTTAGTAGACTTACTGTCATTGACTTTATCCCAACGGAAAGGGTTAGTCTCGTTACCAGTATAGCGGAAAAGCCAAGTACTATGAGTAAAGAAGACCACAAGCACATCTCTTAAGAACTCTGCCGAGAGAATAACATCGCTTGTAGGGGCTTCTATAAAGCCTCCATTTCCTGCGACATCAACAAGAAAATTAGAGGGATTTTGAAGCGCACTCCAATAGATGGCTTGGTTCTCTGGGAAAGAGGATGAACTTAACTTAGGACGAATAAGAAGCAGTCTATTCTTATACACCTTTACATCTAGAGCATAAGTAATGGTGACGCCAGTTCTAACGGTAATTGTAGGAGTAGCTGCTACAGTCCCATCATAAGTGGTGATATTGTCTTTATTATTGGTCATGTAGAGAAGATTGCCTACATTTGAGGTAGGCTGCCAATTAGTCCAATTGAAGAAGTTGGTGATATTTCCGGTAAAGGTGGCTAAAGAGGGGGTAAGGAAAGTGTTAGTTCCAACATCATAGAGATAGAGGTTTGCAGTAGTACCAGCTAGAAGAGATACAACTCCTGTAGAAGCATTGATATACTGCATAAGTCCCATGACGGGATTTGTGTCTGCGAGTTGATTTCCATAGATGGAAGAACCAGCTCTTTTATTAACTGTTCCTCGATAGACATAAGCATTGACCAAGGGTTCGAAGGCATCAATCGGCCTTATCCAACTTTGTAAATAGTTATGAAGTCCAGTCTTGAATTCGGTAATTGGGAAGGGCTGATAAGCATTAGCCATTAATATCCTATTACAATGTATACAATACTTCCTGAGCCACCACCGTTATTGCATTTAACCTGGAAGTTGTTAAGCGCTGTTGTCCCAATATATTGAATTTGGTGGGTTAAATCAGCTGCATAGGGAATTGCAATAGCACCTAGAACAGCATTAGGAAAAGCAAGAGAAAATGTAACGGTAACTGTAGTATTATTGAATGCAACGCCTCCTGTAGTCCCAAACCTTATCTGCAATCCTCCTGGCAACATCCCTTGTCCAGAAGAAGCCGTAAGAAGGCTGTTAGTTATCTGCATATCTGCGACGGCATTCTTATAAAAGAGCTCTGCGTTAGTTACAGTCTTTGGATAAGCCGAAGCAACAAAACCACTAATAGCAGGAGAAGCAACTACTTGGTAATAGTCTACCCGGTTATGTAAGCCTCCATTAGTAGCATCTGTCATAGTGATGTGATTTCTGGAAAACCCAATTCCAGTACCCGTAGTACCAGAGTCAATCGCTGCAAAGTTACCAAGAATTTGCCCTTGGCTTGTTGAAATTAGGTCTGTGCTTAGTGGAATATTATTATTGTAAGCCATTAGAACCTCGGGACTCCTTGTTGGTCTGTGTATTCTTGGATAGTGCGGCTGAGAGCCACGTTTTCATACCTCTTTAGCAGAGCATAATAGCGCTCGTAGTTCTCCATATCTCCTCTGTCGGAGAATATCTCTACAGCAGCTCCATAAGCGATTAGAGGCCCCCATTCGGGCTGTGCAGGCGTATCTGTAGCATTAATCAGCTCTGTAGGGTTAATGAACCCTTGCATTTGTATTTGGTATACTTGGTCAGGCACCGGCATAAAAGTAAACTGGTTCTCGAAGAAGAGAACGCCTTGAGGACGGTTACCTTGGTAGGCTATGTACTTATCGTAGACGGTAAGTGTGGCTGCCGGGGCATTCTGGAAGGTCGCGCTGAAAGCACCCGTAATGTAATTAATTGTCCCAAAGCCAGTTCCCCCTGGAGCTTGGTCTACTAACACCCCACTTCCATTATCTTGCAGCACTTGGACGCTATCCGTAATGAAGTAACTGCCTGGGATAATGGGAAAGCCTTGAGTGTTGCCTGTGAAGGTGAATTGAGCCCCTGTGCCTGCTGCTACTGAATCTACGCTGTATTGCTGTGGCCAGTCTTGGTAAAAAATGTCTGGGTCTTCATAAAAGATAAGTGGGAAGCCATCTGCATAAGCCCCGGGAGAGTCGGTTAGAAAGGTGCTTGAGGGGAATGGATAGACATTTATCCCTGGAGTTGTCTTAAAGGCCAAGAAGTTGTTTTGTATCTGGACTTTCAACTCAGAGGGCATTGTAAAGGCCAAGTATTGATTAATATAATCAACGACCGCTTGGTCCGAGAGTTGGTCGCCAGATGGCGTGCCAGTTACGGCACGTGTCTTGGCGATGATGTTTGTAAGAGTCCAGGTGGTAGTGGTATATACCATTATTAAGCCGCTTTTTTATGTACTGTTCTGCATTGGAAGATGTACTTATATCCAGAGACGTAATGCTCTTGAAAACCAGCTAAGTTCTTTCTGTAGGCATACTGTGGTTCGCGACAGCCTTCTAAGTGCTCGATAATCTCAACAGGCAACTCATACTCTTGTCCATGTACCAGCTTATAAAGCTTTAAGGGATGAGTTTTGCTTGAGTAATGGAAGTCTAAGGGGTAGCCGGGGTCTCTATTATTAATGAAGATGACCTTGCGGTATTCCGGTATGCCCTTTGCTATAACGATTTGCTCTGGGTCTTTGCTGTCTGTAGGCTCGAACCCTTCTGGGTTCTCCTTCAGTATGTTCTCTTCAATAACTTCGGATTTAGCGTCGTTGAGTCTTGGATATTTTCTTCTTTGTTTTGCCATATAAATTTTCCTTTATAAAACGTTTTGCCAAGGTGTGTTGAAAGTCTGGGTCCCCACCGTTTGTACGGGAGGTTCACCAGTATCTATGCAAATGACCCCGCCACTTGTATAAGTAGGGAAATTTGTCGTATTAACATTCACCGTAAATTGTGTAGAACTCGGAACGCTTTCTATAAGTGCGGTTATCCCATTGATAGGGGTCATGCCTTTCACTTGCTTGAAAGTTACGCTCGTAATTCCAATATCTTGGGTTGTAAATGGGTAAGCAGCGCAGGTAACTGTGGCTACTGAATCATTAGTTATTCCCGTAATAGGATAAACAGTCTCCAGCCACTCATTCGGTGAAGGATAAGTAACTGAAGGAGGATTGCCCATTTCTCACCTAAAAATAACCCCCGGTTTCCCAGGGGCATGTATTATGCGCTTGTCCAATCGGCATCTAAGTAAGCCGTGTATTGCCAAACGTCACTTGTTGTAACCATTACAGAAGTACCTAATGTAAGACCAATTGTCGCCTCGTTATAGAGGGGAGCATTGAGTACTTGAGAGGTATTTGTCTGTGCTGGAGGGAATCCCGGGGCATTGCCCGAAGTGATAAGTCCCCCTTGGAGAGCGGGTATCCCAGTGATAATGTTTGCAATACCACCACTTGTATAAGTAGAGAAGTTGGAAGTATTGATATTCACTGTAAAGCTCGTTCCGCCAGATGCACTCTGCACAACACCACTAAGTGTGTTGATTTGAGTCATCCCTTTAACACCGTGGAAGGTGACTACAGTTACTCCATAGTCAGCAGTTGTAAAGCTGTTGGCAGCAGTAATAACTGCATTGGCAGCATTTGAAATCCCTGTAACTGTTAAGTTAGAAGTAGGGAATAACGAAGCGTCTGCTGTTTGGTAAGGAGTTACGCCGTTGCTTGAGATATAGCTGATAACTGGAGCACCTGAAGTGGTTGTCCAGAGATAAGCCGACGCGTTAACCATGTCGTCCCACCACTCAACGATTTGAACTCCGTTGGTGTTTCCTGTGATTTTGGTTTTATTTTCCATTCTGAAGTAGTTTGGAACGAAACCAAGTCCAAGGTTTTGAGCAGCTCCCCCAGTAGTTACTGTAAGAGTGCCTTTTCTAAAAATTGCCATAATTACATCCTTAAATTGTTGAGGTTAGTCTGGTTATCCAGTTGTCATTAAGGATGCGAGTTGTAAATGGGTATTTATAGCCCACAGTACCTCTCTGGTTGAGCGGGTCAGCAGTTCCGGAAGCCCCTAGAGGTTTCACAATAAACTCTGCTTCTTTCGCTCCAAGACGAACTACTCCATAAGCCTCTTGTCCTAATATGAACGAAGAGTAGACTGGAGTTGCTGCGCCGTTGTTATAACCGTTGGTGTTTAAGAGCCAGCGTACGTTTCGAGTTGCGCCCCACTCTGCTTCCAATGCGTTCATTGGATTTGGGTAGTTTGCAGCTTGAATAAATGAGCTGACAGCTTCCAAGTCGGATTGCAAATCGACACTCATAAAGCCCCAATAGCTTGAACGTACTGGACTTGTGCCGAACTTGTTTTCGCCAGGGAGTGGGTTCGTGTGGAGGCGAGCATTGCCTTGACGTAGAGCCACAATCGCAGTCTGGATGTCTGCGTCTGTAATCTCTGTTGGGGTATTTCCATTGAGACCATGAGAGCAGGCGATTGTAGAAGCCGTAGAGACCATCATGTCGCGGATAAGCGTATCCAGCGTAAGTCCAAGTTGGAGCGATAGGACTTTCGTTGCCTCATTGAGAACACGGTCTTGCACGACGTAACTAACTTGGTCTGTGATAGTTACGAATGAGCCGTAGAACTGAATTTGTGCTTTAAAGTCAGTTACTCCGAGTTGGTCTCCTGGAGGAGTTTGTCCATCCGTTAGGGGAACAGTCGCCGCGCTGAGAGTAGAATAACGTCTGAAAACCATTTGGTCCCCAGAGTTAAGCGGTATTTGCCTCTTTTGAGCGAACAAGTCATAGATAAAATAGGGGCGGGCGAGGGCCAGCAACAATCTATCAAAGTATGTTCTTACTTCTGGAGGCAATTGAGTAAGGGTTGTAATTGCCATTTTTATTTCCTAATATTTAGCAGACTCAGATGCTCTCCAAGTGCTTCGAGGCCATTTTCATAAAGTCCGCATCACTCATCGTCGCGTAGTAGTCGGCCTTGCTTAAGACGCTTTGGCCACCCGTCTGAGCCAGGGTTCCCGGCTTACGAGCGTTTTCGACCATTCTTTGAGCATCAATGCTCTTTTGCGATGGAGCTGTGGGCTGTTTCAATTGAGCCTCTAGTTCTTGAATTCTCTGGTTTTTCTCTTGGAGCTCTTGGTGTCTCTTGGCATACTGGTATGCGAAAAGAGCCTTGTTCTCGGCACCCTTGAGTCCTTGGAGGAAAACCGGGTCTGTCTCTGCTAATTGTTTCCCGTATTTTGTTAATACATCGGCATAGTCGGGATGGCTGCTAACTACTTGAAGCTCTTCGATTTTCTCGTTATAAGCCTGTTCTCTAGCTTCCCAAGCCTTTCTGAGTTCTCCAACATTCGGGATTTCTCCATCCTCCATGCCGTCGAACATCTTTTTGGGCTGTTGTTCTTGAGGTCTTTGGCCTTGAGCTAAGTTCGCTCGCAACATGTCAAGCTGAAGCTGGTGCTCCCGCTTTTCTGCTTCCCTCTCTGCCTTTAAGCGTTCTACACTCTCAGTAAGGGCTTTGAAGTTGCGTTCTTGTGCTGACTCTTGAGCAGGGGCTTCAGGTACACTTTCTTTTGTACTTTCGGCCTCTACCGGAGGAGTTGGCATGGGGAACTCTTCACCTTGCACTTCTCTTTGAAAGGAGTTTTGCTCTACTTGTTGCTCCACGGCGGCTGGAGTCTCTACTTCGCCCGTATCGTAAATCTCTGTAGCGGCTGACATTGCATTCCTTTAAGGTGCATGTTCTAGTCTCTAAGACAGCAAGACTCCCATCTTGCGTCCTGTTTCCGCGAGTTCCGGAGAGAAGTCTTTAGAGTCGTCGGACAATAAAGACGGGTCTAAGGGAACGTCGGGAGGTATTGATAACTCTGGCTCAAAGCGGAATATGCCTTTAGAATTGTCTACGTACCAAACTAGAAGGCCGATAATCTTTGGAGGTTTTTGTCTATAGAAGCGAAACGACTGTCTAAATACGCCCGGACGAGCTTTGTCTTCTTTTGCGGCGAAGACAACATAAAAAGGCGCCTTATCTTGCTTGAGGTTATTCGCAAACTCTTCAGCCTTTGCCCAGACATCGCTCCCCCATTGTTCTCGTGCTTCGTGGATGGTTACTGCTGACATTTCAATGCTCCGCTGAGCCTTCCCAATTGTAGTGTTTGAATTGTCCGTGAATCTTCTTCTCGTCGGACTTCATGCCTGCTGCACCTGCTTGACCCATGGCGATATTTGCTGCTTCGCCTTTAAAGTCACCCAGACCCATGCTCATTTCGCTCTCGCCATGACCGGGGAGAGGTTGATGAAGACGGTCTTCTTCATGCTTATAGAGCATGTGAGGTGAGTGAGTTTCGTGTTCCTTAGCAAGATGATACTTTAGACCGTGCTCAGCCATGACATCTGTGTGATGTGCTTTCTTTTTCATTTTTTTCTCATTTTTTTGAGGGTTTCTGCTAATCTCGCACGCTTTGCCAAAGTGGGATTTTTCGAATGCTCAGCTTTTTTCAGCTTCGCTTCGGAAATCGGCTCGCCTTTCTTGGCGTGCAAGCTCTTACGCAATGCTCCCTTGTTAGCGGGGTTGATTGCCTTTTGAATCCATTTCTCTGCCATTACTTCCTCGGACGGTACTGTTTGTTGGTCTCTTCAGCCCTTTCGTCATGTTTTCCGGTATCAGCAGCGGGTTCTCCGTAAGAATACCCGTAGGGCATCTCCTGAGTTTGAACTCTTGAGTCGAGTTCTCTTGAATAAGACTGCGGAGGTGTGGGGTGTAAGTAGGCGTTGTCGTCAAAAATAAAAGGGTCTTTAAACATTGCAGCCTCTCTTTTTCATGCGTTGGTATTTTTCTATCATTGGGTCACGTACATCTCGGTCTTTCTTCACGAGCTTTTCGTTCTTCTTTTCTGCTTTCCTGAGCACTTTGACAGCCTGTTTCTCTTTACCTGCCTTCACATCGCGCTCTGCCGTCTTCATGCGCTTGGTGACCTGGTGCATGGCTTTGTCCATGTACGTGTTCCTTTGTTGTAAACTCTCTAATTCAAAGTTTACAGAGATAACAAAAAAATTTATATACAATTCAAAATAAGAGAAGCGAATGGGTGATTCGTAATTTGTCGAAAAGGTGGGAAATAACAAGTCCCTACATTGGCTCTAACCATGTAGGGACGGAAATCTAATTTGAAATAAGAAGATACTTTCAAATTAGCCGTTCTTGCAATTTTTAGTAAAGAAATTTTTAATTATGGTAATTGCCGTTATCATGATGAACGGTCTTTTGCTTGACCTAAAAATAGATAACATTTATTCCCCAAATAATGACGTCATTTGTTGGGAATCTCTCTTTCGGGCATATTGCAGAGTGTCAAATCTCCCGTTTTCTAATAAAGAAAAATTGGGGAGTTATTCCTGCTTATGAGAAATTACTCAAAGACCAAAAAGGTCCTCGAATTTTTCCTTCTTTTCAAAAAGAACCCTATATTTCCCCAGACCTTCTCATTTACAAGGGGCAAGAAGTCTATTGGGCTGAGTGCAAAAACAAGACTGGGGTTCCCTATAATAGACATCGTAGCATCTTTACTACGGGCATAGACAAGGTTCACTTTGAGAATTACCTGAAGGTGGACAAGGAAACGCCTTGGAAGGTGTATGTATTTTTTCTTCATGGAGACGAGGTGCTTGAGGGGACTCCCGAGGGATGCGTGCCGCCTTCCGGGCTCTTTACTCAATGGATTGGGAACTTAAAATTAACGATAAATCACGAATGTGAGAAGAATGCCATGATTTATTGGGATTGTTCTGTTTTAATTAAATTATGCAATTTAAAAGAATTTATGGAGAAAATATGTTGAAATATCTCGTACAAATGGCGCTTTTGATGACTATTCTATTTCCTCATCCAGAGCCTCAGGACCCAGAAGAAGCTCCAGCAGAGTGGTGCCCTTAGGCCGCAGACTTAGGCAGAGGCTCTTTTCCCTCTAAAGCCTTTAGAAGTTCGACTTTCTCTCTCAGGTTCGTTAAATCCATCGTCTCGAGCTCTTTGAGAGCTTTAATGAGGTTGAGAGCCCCCGCAGTGCGTTCTTCCTCTGCCCGGGTCATTCTCTCCGCATTAAGTGCAGCATCCAATCCTACTTTATTGAGACGCTCTGCTGCAAGAGAGCGGTCGGACTCGGCTTTTGCTTCCATAGACTTGGTGATGGTGGCTTGGTTTTCCATTTGAAGCTGAACGGCCACTTGCTGCTGTTGCTGTGCTGCCTGTGCTTGTGCTGCCAGAAGCTCTTCGAGCTCTTTTTTGCCATGGAGGTTTGAGTTCTTGATGATGAGAGAAGGGGGGATTTCTATACCCATGCCTTTGAGAGCCATTAGTTGAATAAATTGCGACTCGCGTTGAGTATCCGTAAGAATACCTTCTTCGACCACAACGTCATAACGAGAAAAAGCCTTTGAATAGAATTCATTGGTAGGCTCCTTTTTAGTGATGAGTTTAATCTTCTCGGGAGTGTAGTTCTCTTGAATGAGCTTCAGCACTTTCTTCCCAAGCAATTTCTGAGACTCCCTGAGTCCGTCAAACAGGTCTTGGAGATTGATGAGCCCCGCAGACTGGCGCATTTTACTTAAGATGCCTGCCGTCTCAATCTTGTCGTTCTCTGCCATGCCAAAGAGCTCCGAGTTCACCCCTGCAATCTCCATGATGTCTTTTTCGAATTCTGCCTCTAATTGGAACATGCTGGCGGGGATTTCAGGAGCTTGGAGTCTCTGCACGTCTTGGATGTTAGATTCGGGCTTGAGCCAAACTACTTGCCCTTGACCAGTCTTATAGAGTGATGCTGGATTGGATACCGAGTTTGTCTTTGCTACCCAGCCGGAGTTTAGTTGGTTGTCGATGATATCAACCATTTTTGAGCGGCGTTTGTTCAGCTCTGTCTGAGGGTCCCTGACTATCCGTACCAGCGATTGTATCTTCCATGTATAGAGGTCGTAAGAAGGCTCGAATATTGCGAAGAATGGCACAAACGGATAGTCATTGAGGCCGAAAGGGTCTTGCCCATAATAAAGAAGCTCACCTTCGACGATAATCCCTAATTCTACTGAACGGACAGGCTTTCGGATGAGTTCGAGCTGAGGATAGAGCTGCTTGAACTGCTTGAGACGCTGCTTATCGCCTTTCCACTCATTTGTCTCCCCAGTGTCCATGTCTACGAGGACATCCTTCGTCTCCCAACGCGTCCTCCAATATTCAGTGTAATTCAATAGCTTCTGCATTCCCCATTGACGAGCGTAGGGCATGTAAGTGAACTTGTCATCGCGACTGCCCCAAGGAAGTCTCTCTATCACATCTACTTTCTCCGGGAGGAGAGAAGCTACCTCTGTCCTTGAGAGGAATTTGCGCCGAGCAACGAAAGAGCAGTCCGATAAGTCTTTCTTAGTGAGGAAAGGGTCGAGAATGACAGCGTTCCAGGCATCGTGATGAAAGCGTATGTCGCCAGAGACCGGGTCGCTTCTATAGTCGAGCCAGGGGGAAACGAATGACATACCTGTAGTGAGTGCTCCCTTAAAGGCCTCTGAGATGATTTCGTAGCCATCTCCATACTGCATGACGTATTGCATTGCATCTGTCTGAATCTCGGCAGTGAGCTCAGATGAGTTCTCAATAGGAGTGACAACTGTTGAAAGTCTGTTTTTTCGCTGGTAACCTTGCACGAGGTTAATAAGTCTTCGTATTTTGTTGTAAGTGAAAGAAGACCGTCTTTGGTTATTAAGGTATGATAATTCTTCCAGAGACCATTGATTTCCAAGGTAGTAGGATAAATCCTTATATGCCTCAGCATAATATGTATTCCACAGTGAGTAAGCTCGTTCGTAAGACTGCCCGAAATCTTGAATAATGTCTTGGTGAAACTCAAGTCTCGGGTCCGAAGCTATTTTCTTCTTGTAATCATGGACAAAATCTTTAGCATCTGAAGAGTAATCTGACATGGGGCTGGACATCTACTACCACTTTAGTGTTTTGCCCCATTGTAAACATTTATTTAGAAACTGAATAGAAATTAAATTTTAAGTGATTGTGCCTTTGAGAAGAAATTAAAGCTTTTTCTTGTTCTTTAATTCGCTGTTTTCGAACTGAGCCCAGTCTGAATGCATTTGCGTTACTTGATTAATGGGAGTCTTTGGAAATAGTTTGTGCACTGCAGGTTCTGAAGAAGAACTTTCAAATGACTCCCTAGGCTCTTCTTCCCCCATAAAGGGCGACAAAGAATCCACGGTTTCTGCGCCTTTAGAGAGAAATTCGTCAAAAGATTGGTAAATGGTCGAATTTAGCTTAGGCGAAGGCAGTGAATTTTCGTGAAATTCCTCTTTAACGGGGGCTTGTTTGCTCTCAAGCATATCTTTGTCTTCTATAGCCTGAATATCCTCTGCCATAGCAGATAGGTCATAAGCCTCATCGAAAGAATGCAAGTCGGGAGTTTGTGTTTCTGTAAAAGAGGTTGTGTATTGCCCCGAGAGAAAATTAGCTCTTGTTGTGTTAATCATGCTGAAGCTCCTTAAATGGTAAAGAAAATATTAAGAAAGCGTTTCTTATGAGTCAATAAAAATTAGACGATGGAAATTTCTGTAGCTTGCCTAATTCTATTTCCCGTGTGCCATATAGACTGGCCTACGAGATTGAGAAAGCAAAATCCTCCCATGCTCAGGGTAATGGCAAGGAGAGCCTTTAAAAGGATATTAGGGTAGCCTAATTTATCTGTTAAAGCTTCTTTAAGTGTTTTAGTCATAATTTCCTCCGTTAATTTATACTAACTCTGGCTCATTATGTGGATTTGGGTCTGGGGGGACTACAACGTGAGGGTGAGGTTCCATCCATGTTGGCGTTTCAATCGGTATATCAAAGACAAAAGCAAGTGGCATGATGACAAGTAAAAAGTGAATCATTTGAGTTTTCCTTTTTTAAGTAGAAACCATTCTCTAATTAACACAGATAAACAGCAATAAAAAGGAATTACTTGATAAATTAATTACTGCCACCGGGTGGCGTTACCCCTGGAGGCACTGGAATGCGTGGAACTGGGCCTGTGATAAGAGGAGTGGGAGAAATAGGGCTCATTGGAGAGCGAGGAACTGGACTAGGGGGAATCTGCACCGGGACCATGATAATTCTCCTTTAGGTCATTAAAAACGGCAGCCATTTCAACAAGAGCATCTCTGAACTCCTCTTCGTCTAATTTAAGCACCGTGACAGCTAAAGCAATCGCCGAGTTTATGAGAGAGGCAAAAGCGATGGAAGAGGGGATTTCTTCTCTGTCCAGGAAGTTGATGAGCTCTCTTGCCGTATTGACGACTCTTTTTTCGTTTCTACTGGTCATGCTTTTCCATAGATAATAAAGAGGGTCTTTTATCTACTTTTAATGCGGTTACAATGTAGAAATAATCATTTTCCAAACAAGAGAACACGTGTGAATAAGAGGGGAGTTTTTTATTTTCCATTACATTCACTAAAGAAAGGGCTTCTTTTTGTGCTTCAAGTGCATCTTCTTCAGACATGTTAAGCTCGCACTATGGGGTTAGGAAGGCCATTGAGACGAGGAGCTTGGTATGGCCAGTACATGTTGTAAGGGCCATAATAAGGAGGGATAGAGACAGCTACCATTCCTTTGCCTCCTGCTCCGCCAACGGCGCCTTGTGTTGCACTAAACGGCAGTGGCCAGGGAAAGGGTCTTGGCCTTGGAGGAATCTGCACAGAGACACGTCCGGCTCCTGAGAATGGACTGCCGTTGCCTCCGGCACTGGTTATTTGGCTTGGGGGGTTGACTGCTGGCATGTTTTACCACCTTCTCTGCTTCAAGGATGGCCTTGATTTCTTTGTAATAGAGCTCTTTAACGAACTTTGCTCTTTTTCTTTCAAGTATCTCATATAAACATTTTCCTGCATAACAAGTCCACGCCAGAATGACGCAGAGTAAGAGGAAAATACTAGCCACGAAGCCAGTAAAAATAACGTTGCAAAAATTACCTTCCCCATTGCTATTCATAAACTCCTTTAGTGGGCAGTTTTTCTTTCAAAAAAGAGGTTAAGTCCGAGCCGTCTTCGAATATTTCATCGCCGACGTGGTTGATTAGATTGCAGAGAGTGTCGAGGAAAATGTCCCTATGGCGAGGCTCCATCATGGAGTAGCAGCCGATAAACACCGTCAAGAGATAAGAAGAGGCAAAAGCGGGGTCTTTAGAGTAAATCTTCTGGAAGCATTCGGTAAAAGTGCGGGCGTTTTCGGTTTTATCGTTCATTTTTTATAGTTTTATTCCTTTCCATACTCCTTAAGTTCCTTCAGCAATTCCTTTTCTGCTTTATCCATCATTTCCTTCAATTCTGGAAATCTTGGATTTCCGGTATAGATAACCAGTTTTTCATACGGAACACTTCCAGGAGGGTAAGTATTTACAAGATACAAAACGAAATCCCAAGTCTTTAAACAAGAAACATCACGAATTTTTATAAAAGGTATAGTTTTATTCCTTTCCATACTCCTTAAAGTTGACTGTCCTACTAGACCTGGATATCTCTCAATAAATTCTGATATAGAAAGGTGTTGTTGGTCAGCAAAAAGGCCTTTCTGCTCTATCGAAATTTTTTCATAAGAACCCGATAACAGGCGAATCATTTTTTGTTTTAACTTTTCTGAAATTCCGTTTATTTTCACTCGAACCTCGGGTGGTATCTGTTATACAGGCGTTCTGCTTCCGCATCCGTTATCCCGCCTTTGTCTTCATCTATATGAGCCTTAATGGCTAATGCCATATAGCGGAATGAATCGGCCCCGTGCGAGTACTGGTCGTGGCAAGGTCTACTTTTATATATTTGGAAATCTACGTCAAACTCTTTTCTATAATTTTCAAGACACTTAACTAATCTTGAGCAGTTCTTGGTGTCAATCCAAACACGGTGGAAGATACTTCGGACAGCTTCAATGCCGTCTTCAAGCTTTGTTCTAAGTGTATTAAGAGTGATAAGGGGGATTCCGAGTTGGGCGGCCCGTTCTTTTGTTGAAAGTCCGACAGCAAATTGGTGAGATTCAATATCGTGCGGCCCGAAATACTTGTCGTAGACGTAGGGTTTTTTCTTGATGACATCGGCATAGTGCGCAAAACCTTCTCCGCTATGCTCATAGTAGTCGATAACATGGATTTCCTGGCCGATACATTGGAACCAAATGACAGCACAGGCGTCCAAGATTCCCGGGTCGAAGACCACATTAACCCTACAGTCCTTATCCCAAGGAATAGCATGCTCCGCGCTGATTCTACCTTCAAAACGCGCTTCTCTAATCCACTTTGCATAAAAACTCCCATCAACTGAACTCTCAAAGGCTTCATCAGCGGTACTAGGGAATTCACGCATCATGTCGTCTTTTTGAGTCAGCAGTTTCTTGTAATACCAATTCTTTTGCTCTTGAGAAAGGTCAATCCCCTTTGCCTCTAAGTCAAGGAAATAGTTATCTATCTCTTGAGGAATAACGATGTCCTCTTCTATTCTATACTCCGGACATTCAAACCAAGGAAAAAAATGGAACCTGTAGTCGAGAGGCGTGAGTTTCTTATTCGCTATCTTATCTGCCTCGGCCAGCTTGCAGAGGTCATAGAAGTGGCCCTCCTTCCCTTCGGCTGTGCTCTCGATGAAGACATATTGGCGGCTGCCGAGGGTATTCAGAGAGCCAGAGATAATCTCACGAGCCTTGTCGGGGAAGTGGGAGCAGATTTTTCCAAACTCACTGATGTGGAGATATTGCAGTGTGCTTCCTCTCATGGACGTGCCTACTCTGAGGCTGGAATGGTTATTAAAGACAAGCTCTCGAGCGCTGTCGACAGTCGCTGTTCTGAGGGTCTTGATGCAATCCGGCAACTGGTCGTAAGCGAACTTCACGCGCTTAAACATGTGCTCCGCGTCTTCTCTTGTATGTGCGATGATGCCGGCGGAGGTGTTAGCGTAGAAAAGGCAGCGGTCAAGAAAAAAAATGCCAACAAAGGTCGACATGCCCATTTGCCGAGCCTTGAGGACGATGTTTAGAAACCACATTTCCTTATAGAGTTTTTGCTGAGGCCAGTTAAAGCGAAAGTCCGTCTGGCGCCCCTCTTTATCCACGATTTTGTAAAGATTATTGAGCCTCCAAAGCGGGTCTTCGAGATGCTTGGCAATAAGCTCCATCTGCTTTTGCTTTTGCTTTTCAACCCAGCCTATCTTAGCCATCTCACTTCCAACGATTTAAGAGAATCATCACTCCACCAACCAGGGCTGCGGAAAGGGCTATTGAGATAAGCGAACTGACGACTAAAAAAGTAGCGCTAGTCTCCACAGTCACCAGCCTCACCAATTTCGAAGATTTGGGCGTCTTTTTGCTCTTGAGGAGGGCAAGTACATTGCTGCTCTATCTCCCTGAATTCGGGGTAGTAACTCTTGTAGGGAGTGCCGCAAATTTCACATTTCACTTTAAACCGCCTTTTCCGGCCTCCATTGGCAAGCAGGACACTCCCCGTCCAAACAAGCTCCCTGGAGCCACTCTCCACACGTCTCGCAGTAATAAGCCTCAAATCGCCTGTTGAGCCTCTGTCTCGAAGAGAGGTCGCAATTTACACACCTACGGAAGAAACTCATGGGTGTTTGCCAGGGCTTATGAAATTGAAGTGGAATCATCTTCCACTCCTGAAAGACTTTCTGTATTCGTTTCTGAAAAAGAGGCATAAGTCCCCGAGCCTCCCGATTGCTTCGGACTCAAGAGGGCCTTGCATTTGCACCACAATGCTGCACATCTTGTCGATACACCGGTCCAGCTTTTTTAACTTCGTAAAAAAGTCCCGGTCCAGCTGCTTTATCACCTTCTCGTACATGATTTCTTCTGCGTCCAGCATTCAGGCTCCAAAGTAAACTCTTTCTTAGAAATATACCCCCTTGCATTTTCTGTCCATGGTTAAGTATACTCTTTGGCATGATTGTGGATATAATTTCGGACCCACATGGGTTTTACCCAGCTCTTGAGGGAGGAGACTTACTCATTATCGCTGGAGACTTGACGGCGAGAGACGATTTTCAGGAATGGAAAACATTTTTTAAATGGATTGCCACTTTGACTTA